TGTTTGTGTTGTTACACGAACAGTATCAAATAAAGGACGATCAATAAACAGGGGTTGTTTATTTGTGGAAGTAGATGACAAGTTCTTTACCTTAATTCTTCGTATTTAAATTCTAACTTATTCAACTGTAATATGGTCTAGTTTGATTCAAAAGTTGAGCAAATAAGTTGGTCTTATCTTCTTCAGGTTGAATCAACTCAGTTAAAAGGTCGTCTTGTATGTCTTGTTTCATAATATTTTCTAAGGTCATTCCTCCAAATAAATTACCGGCTAACACTTTTGCCTTTACGTCAGGTGGTGCTGTTTCTAGTGCTGATTGCACAGGTGGAGCAACTCCGGGGACTACTGATTGATCACTATACTTCTCCCACCATTTCGCTGGTGCTGGTCTTTTAGTTTCATTAAAAAAAGTATTTTCACTGTAATCTGGTTTAGCACCTGTACTTTGTAATTCTTTAGGTGTTAAATACTTACGCACTCCTCCAACCATTGCAGGAATTAAATTATCTTGATACTTAAACAAATTACCAGTATCTTTTAAGTAAGACGTAGATCGAAAATCAGTTGCTCCACGGAGAGCTAGTCCTGTTTTTAAAAGTTCTTGTTGTCCAGTAGGAGAACTGTAATAAGAAACAGCACGTGAAGGATCCGTTCTACTGAAATTTGGTTTTTCCATTACGGCATATTGCCCTGGAATCAACCATTTATTCACGTTACTTCCATAACTAGGACTGTAATAACGATTAAGCATCGAAGCCACAGTGCCAGGGTTAGCTCCTGTGACTGGATTGCCTGATTCTGCGGATGCTACCCGGAGTATGTTTTTAAAAACCTCTCTTGGGATACCAAATTGATTATTAATGTTAGGTGCCATTTTAGTTTCTTTGTCCCTGACTTAGTAAACGTACAGCAAGTCCTGGGTTAGCTTTAGCCCAAGCTGCAAAGTTTTCAGGTGTCATACCTGCTCCTGCTCCTGCTTGTTGTAACTGGGGCACTAAGGTTCCAGCTTGCTTTAATTCTTGGCCGTAAGCTTGTTCTAATCCGTACTTAGCGGCTAACTCATTTGGATATCCTTGGAAATCTGGAGACATGGGGTCAGGTGTTGCATATTGTTGCCTAGCATTATTTAATTGAGTTTGATAATTACGTTCTTCTATTGTCCGTCGTTGATCGGGTGTTCCTGTGCCGATGTTTAAATTAGCTGCGGGTATAAACCTTGGATCAGCAGGAGGTAGAACAGGTGGGGGTGGTGGATTAACTTGATTTACAAAAATAGGTTTTTGTTGGTTGCCAGGGATGTAACGTCCTGCGTCAGTACGGTTTGTATTAAATTCTTGGTCACGAGCTTTGATGTTGGCGTATTCCTGTAGCAAATCCTTATCTGAGGTTCGTGGCATTGCGTCTACTATTTCAGGTAACAGCGAAAAAGGACCTCCTGTAAGCATTCGTGCCACACCATAGGCAGCTCCTGGAATAGAAAAAACTCCTCCTAATTGGTTTTGCTGTACGGATCCTTTGTAAGCTGTCTGTGCTGAATCAATTAATCCTCCGAGTGGACCTCCTATCTTAAGTCCCATCTTTACTGCACCCATTGGTGTTGTTACTTTATTTAAATTTTGAAGTAGTCCACCAACACCGCCAACAGGATTAAAAGCTTGTTTTGGAAGAAGTGATTCAGCAACATCTTGCATGCCTCCTCCTGCTCTTTTCATTAATTCTCTAGTTAAACCATAATCACGTGCAAAAGGATCAAGAGCTTGAGCTGCTTCAGGTAAACGAGTTGTTATTTGCCGTGTTAATCCTTGTCCAATACTAGGTGCTCGTAACAGACCTTCAGCAGTTTGTGTAGCAGTTCTAGCAAGTCTTGGGGCAATTCCCGCCATTTCCTGAATGGCTCTATTTGTCATCCCTCCCTGAACAGCTCGTTGAACACCAGAGGTTTCAACAAGATCGTTGATTAAACCCGTAGCACGAGTGGGAATATTACCGAAGTTCGCTCCTGAAAATTGAGGAGGAAGATTACGGCCTAATAATTTTTCAGCGTCTTTTGCTAATCTTTGGTATGTTCGCGGGTCAGTGACAGTGTCTATAGTCCCTTGAAAAACTCTAGGCGCTGCTTTAGCGCCATATCCTTTTATTGTATTTAAAAATTCAAGTGGATTCATGATACTACCTGTGGTTTACGTGAAGATAAAGATTACTACCTACGGCAGTATCAGCAGGCCCTGGTAATGCTTGAATATATTCAGCACCTGAACGTTCGTAACGATATCGAGCTTGGAATGGATCTTTATAATTTGGTACATAAAGAATCATTGCTAGTCGATTTGTTTCATACAAGTATATTTCATCCCATACTTTAAGAGCTTCTTTTGCATTAGAAGATCGAATAGTACGGTCTACGTCTCCAAGAATACTTTCAATCCTAGTAGAAGGAGAACTTGCAACTTCAGTTTTCTTTTCTGCTGTATCACAACGACCGACCTGAATAGTAATCTTATTGTAGAAATAAGAATCAGGTATAGTATTCATTGCTTCTTCCAGCCGGGCGTAGTCTCCTGCTGGAATAGAAACAGTAAAATAACCTAGATGGTACCTTACTCTACTTTTGTCAAAATCAGATAGCTGCACTTCTTGTTACCATCATTCTTTTATTATAGGTGTAATAAATCAATCTCATGCTTCATACGGATTTTGCATCATATAACTCATTAGAAAATCAGTAGTCGGATCACTTTTTGGTTTTAATAAAGAACCCATTAAATCTCCATATAAACCCATTGAACTACTTCTATCTTTTTTGGCTTGACCAAATAGTGTATTTAGTAATCCTAATGTTGCTAATGCTCCTATCCCTTGCCCTTCTTGTTTACCTTGATTATAAGTAACATAATCAGAAGGCGGTAATGCAGGTGCTGTTGGCTTTGAATTTAAATTTGATGCATATACCTGCGCTTCTGGTCCCAGCTTACTCATATGACCAAAACCTAATTCATATTTATTATCTGCTGTTCTAAACGTCATTAAGTTACCGTAACCACCTGCTGATGGTACAGGTAATGCTTTACCATAACCTTGTAAATAAACTGGTGTTCCAGCTGCGCCACCAAAATCGATGCCTTTATGATCAGTCGATGCTCCTGCCGTTGGTGCTGTCCTTTTACCAAACGGTGAGGTAACTACTAATCCTGTATCTGGATTCCACTCAAAACCACCCGTAGAGGTACGTCTAACCAAAGGAGTTCTTTTCTCTCCGATCTGAATCCCGGTTAAAGCGCTTTTAATTGTCGATGGATCAATATAAGAACCTGTCTTTAAATCTTTAACGTATTTATGAATATGAGGGCCAGTAGCTGTACCAGTACTGCCAATATTTCCTACAAAGAACCTACCACCTGAGTTTGCCATTTTACTACTTTATTTCAATTCTAAAATGAAGAAGCCCCACCGAAGCAGGGCTTATATCACACGCGTACCAGGTTAGCAGCAAATACAGAGTCCCAATCAACACGTTTGATCTGTTTTAACTGATCTAGATTGCTGAACTTTTCACCAGAAAGACTCATCTGTATGTCTTTAATCTCACGTGCTGTCTTGAGACCAATCCCTTTAATATGGTCAGCAATCATTTGAGCGGTTGCTGAATTAATATTCAAGCGATGATCTGGGGGAAAAGCACGGGGCGCTTCCTTTGCTGCTTTATCTTTTACCTGTAGAGTCTTAACCGTTTTAGTGGCTGACTCATCCGGTTTGATCTCAGTCTTGTATACGGTATAAAGGCGACCGTCCTGATCTTCGACCATGAACCATTCGCCGTTATCCCATTCACTAATAACTTTGACCCGAGCGCCGGTTTTGGTGTGTTGATAAAGCATGGGTACCAGGTGTTCTGGTATTAGTTTACCCTAATTAAGTCGAACTGACAGTCCGATTATTAAGATAAGCTTCCAAATCACTGTAATCAGGGGCGTTATCAGGAACCAGATAGCAAACTTCCACAAACAGATAGCCGGTTAAACCAGCATTTTTGTCTGCTTGTGAGATGTACACACCGCCTGCAACAGCAGTGGCATCACCAGAAGCTTTAGAGTATACCTTAAAGGTTGTAGCAGAAGTGATCTGTTTGTATACAGCGCCACTGTTTACGAAACCTGAACCAGCTGTAACTTGTAGACCTGAGGCAGGTCCAATAAATACAGGAACTGAACCAAAGGCTTGACTACCACCTGCAAAATAAACAGTACCTGCACCTTCACCTGAAACAGTAGAAGATAACACAGCAGCAGCAACTGATTCACCAGAAGCAGCAACTGGCCCAGAACTGTCACGACCAAAGGCAATTACATTACCTGTAGTGTTATAAACACCAGAAGCAACACGATTGTCTCCCCAGCCAGAACCAACGGAGATTGCAGCGCGGTAAACATAGCCTGCTTGGGTGGAGTTACCACTGATTACCATTCCGGTAATATCAGTACGGGTATCATCTTGCCTGTAAGGAGATGGGATGATAACACTCATGGTTTGACCATAAGTAGCAGAATCGCCAGACACCCAGGTTACAGGAACATAACCACGTTGCTGAAAATAACGATAGCCAGGGATAGCTAGAACAGATGTAGGACCAGCTTTGGATACGTCTGCAGTTCCACCAGCACCAGTGGAATCAAAGTTTTTGTACCAGCCATTAAGAGCTTCTACCCAGTTGCCAGGGTAAATCTTTTTGGAAGTCAAATAAGTCATTTATTTCTCCTTGTTGTTTTATTTATTGTATCAAAGAACGCCGTCATCGCTGACGAAGCTGTAAGCAGTGGTAACAAAGTCCTTGTTCAGGATTTCAAAACCAGCATACAGTTGCCAGATGAGAATGATAAAGCGGCTAAAGTCATCATTATTATTAATGAGAACTTGAGCATTAGGACCGCCTACACCAACACCTACTGCTTGAGGACCAAAGAAGAAACCTTGGGCCACTTCCTGGGAAGTATAAGCAGGAGCATCAGTAAAGCTAGCTGTAATATTCTTGGTTGGGAAGTTGGTAGATTCGTAGAATTTAACACCTTCAAACTGAACGCCAGTAGGCATCACAGGTTCACCAGCCAGGAAGTAACCTTGACCCGCTTGAGGACCTTGGTAGAAGCTAGCATTATTAGGCATCATGGGATTGCCAGACATATACATGCCTTGGCCAGGATTACCTGAATAACGTGCAATTTCACGGAAGTCAGCATCACGACGCAAGTGCATCATGAAAGTAGGATCGCAAATACAACGATACAAACCATCAGAGAAGGTAGGTACGTTGCGCTTACGAAGATCCTTAACTACATTCAACAGGTCGGTAGATACGTGGAACTGTTGTGAATTAGCTGTGTACTGAGCAGTGGTGTAAGAAATACGGCCACTGGAATCCTTGGCAGCGCCAGTTGGGAAGTAATAACCACCTTGTGATGTTGATGCTTCACCATTAGCTTCTGCTTTGGCTAGTTCATCAATAAACACACGATCACGCCAACGACGATAATCATCAAGAAGTGTAAGGGAGCCAATAGACTGGTGGAACATATTCAGATTACCTGTGTCCAGCAACATGCGCTGAGCAGTAATCAGAGTTTCACGAGCAATCTTAAAGGTACTGGGCTGAGTAGGATCAGAAGGATCCGCAGGGCCAGTGTATTCCTTAAGCACCACAAGAACTTTTTCCTTAGTGATGTTACGGCTGTTAGCAGTACCAATGGTTTGATCGGAAATACGTTCGCGGCTATCCTTAGTACCAGGAGTGCCCCAGAATTTGTAACGATCAAGTTGAACGGTTTGACCAGGCTGACGAGTAAAGTCGTGAACCACTACTGGTTCTACAGCCATCTCGCAGATGTAAGCAGGGTGAGGACGGTAAAGTTCTGCACCTAAGATTTTTGGAAAATCGGTATCAATAAACACTTTAGTTTATCCTCCTATATTGCAGGATGTATGGTGAAAAGATTCAGACGTACAACTGTCTTTATCTATGAAAATTTTAGCAGGTATTAATTTAACTATCGTGGATAGATAATACCTGCAGTGCCTGTTGTTTGTTTGTACCGGGCACCTGGTGAATTGCTAGATCCATAAGATTCGGGATCAATGCGTTGATCTGTAAAGCCTGGCACACCAATAAATTGTGCTAGATCTGATGTACCCCCACCAATCATACCGCCAAGTCCACCTGCAGCTGTTAACCCAAGTGGAATTCCGGCAGTGTTAATAAGTGTTTGACTTCTACGCATACTTGTTTTAAGGTCGCGCCTCAAGGTATTGGGATCAGTACCTTCTCGAACGGCTGAGTTTAAAATCTCGTTAGCAAACTCAGCTGACTGAATCTCGGCAGGTGACATTTTTGCTCGACGTGCAACAGCACCTGGATTTTGGAGGCCAACTGCACCCACATTACGCATTGCAAGTGCTGCTCGTCCTCGAAGGCCAGGAATCTGTGTACCTAAAGCAGTTCCCAGTGCACCTGCACCTAATGCTTCAATGCCTAATCGACCAGGGTCTTCTTCAGAAGCTTCCCCAGAAACGATGTTTCCTAAGGTAGCAAGGCCAGCGGCACCAAGACCGCCAGCCACTGCAGAAGCTACTGGGTTTCTGCTGATCGTATTCGCATATTTACCAGCAAGTTTCAACATTCTTCACTCCATTACAAATAGCTTGTTAGCTACAGTATTGGGTTGAGCTTGGTTGAGAACACGCCAGGCATTCTGGGGATCTCGTGCCATGATTTCATTGAAGCCACCCCAGAAGTTTTGGGGTTGTTGTGGGCCAGCAGCCTCAGGAGGTGCAGGGAAATTCCCATACCCAGGTACTACTTGCTCTGTGCGATAACCAGGTGTTTCCAATTCGCCCTCACTTTCATATACAGGATAAGGACCTTCAGGACCGAAGAACTTCAAAGTGTAGTCACTCAGTACATCAGGATTAGTCAGAATTTCGTTATAAGCGAGATTCTCTTGGTGCTCATTTACAGCAAAGTTGGCGTAGCCATGCAGTAAACCGCTGGCTTTAGAGCCCCATGCAACTGCACTATCCAACATGCTTTCCAGTTGGAGAGCATAGTTATTTAGGACGGCTGGTGCTTCTACCCCGAACGCGTCGATCACCTGGCGGCTTTCGTTGCTCAGGCCCAGGTAATCCGCTACGTCCGCCAGTGAGGGACTGGAGGAGGTTTGGGAATAATTGGCTGAGTATTCCTGGTTGGGATACGAGGTCTGCGTCCCCAAGCTGGGCATAGGTTGGCCGTTGTACGTCTGACCGTAATTGGCCGGGGCGTATGTTGGCGTCGGAGCCGAGGGTTGACCCTGGAACGGGGATTGGACTGGTGCGCTCAGCAGACCCACCACTTTGTTGAACGCCGATTCCCATGGGCTGCTCTGGGGTGCCGCCGGTTGGGATTGGGGGGCGTACTGAGTAGGGCTTGATTGGTAGCTGATAGGTGCTTGTGGCACCGCTTGGGGGTAGCTGGTACCCACTTGGTAATTGATCGGTCCCTGGTAGCTCTGTGCTGGAGCCTGAGGCGCTGGTACTGCCACGTAGCTGCTTGGTGCTACTGCTGTTGGTACTTGGCTCATCTGTGGGATCGATTGGACGGTAGCGTCCTGCATAACTCATCTCCTTTTGTAATGCTTCTAAGGTGCGATACAGATAAGGTGTAAGGTCGAGACGTGGGTCCGCAGCCATCGGTAAATCTGGTGACTGCGGGTGAGGGGTCTGCATCATGCCCCCCACTAATTTTGCAAAAGCTGAGTAAGCACCTTGCAATTCGTTGACCATCCTGAACGGAAACCCCGATAACATCGCGGCCCGCTCCTCATCCGTTTTTGACGGGAAGAGGTACTTCAGTGCTTCAATACTATCAACACCTAATTCTTGGAGGTTACGTACCACGATAGAATTATTAAGTATATCCTGTGTAGAGTCTTCGTAAACAGGACCTAACCAACGCCAAAGCATGGTCAGATCCCCGTCTGGTATTAGGCCAATGACTCCTGTAGGTATATGTTGTGTCTCTACACATGCCTTCATTATTTGTTTAATTTTTTCTTCAAATCCTTTTAAACTTGCTTCGTATAAATCAATTTCTTCTTTGGATGCGTTCTCTGTTGGTTCAACTGGCTTTTCAATTCCTGTGGCAGCAGCTAAAGTATCACGGAACAAACGCTCTTCTTGATAGATGATTAACTCTAAACACCTACAAATACCATATGTATAAATAGCATTTGCTTTTTTCTTAGATGTTGCTGATACACGACCGAATAATGACTTGTATTCTGTTGCTGTGATACCAGCGGAGATAGAAAGATCGTCTACACCCCCTAAAGCTGTCCGTATTTCTTCTCGATACTGACGTGCAAAGTTATTTTGGTCACCAGTGATAGCATCTGGGACAATATAGCCAACACGGTCATTAGGTTCCAGGTTAGCAATCACCCTAGGCACCCTAATTTGTCCATCCATACCCCTAGAGAGTGGATCAGACTTAAATCTTGATTGACTTAAGGCCCCTAATCCAGTAAAACCGGAATTTGCTGCGATAGAAGGACGTTGAACCGTTGAATCCGACCCAGATTCCATCAGATCTGTCTTAGGCCTTGACGAGAGAAGGGTTGGATTACCAAAAAACTGTACATTCTTACGCATAGTGCGTACCATTTCGTCATGCGTGACAATATGATTGGCTAAAGCGTCAAATTCACCTACTCCTTCGTTAGAAAACCCCTTAGGACTATTAAATATTTCTACACAGGGAATAAATCCGAGTGTATTTCTGAATGTTTGAGTACGTCCTGGGACATTATAACTAGGTAAGTCAAAGGACATCTCTCCTTCACTATGTGTTTCTTCAATTACCTTATCTTTAATCGATAATTTAATGTATCGCTTGGCTCCTTGTGGTCCAGTAATAGCAGTACCTGAGATATTGGTAATGTTAACACCATCGCTAAAGCCTGTTCCCTGCCTTACTTTATAACTATAGATAATAATTACTTCTTCTAACTCACCATTGATGCCATAGTAAGAACGATATTCATGTTGACGAAAAAAGTAAAGTCGGTAATTAGACTCAGTAGGTCTAATATAAAACAAACCTTGTCCATCACACAGGAAATACTCCCAGATTGAATCTAGGCGTGTATCCATCCTGTTGTATTTAAGTACTCTATCGACAAAATCTTTGCGTTGATTACCAAAGTTATCTTGAGAAGGAAAAAATTCTACCCCTTGGCGAATACCAAAGAGTTTCATTTGTGCTACGTGAGACGCAACAATACCTGTGTCAATATTTGCTCCACCATCTTTCTCAAGATAGGAATCAACAATTTCTTTTAGGCGAGAGTTAGCGTCCACAGATTAGTTATTAGGGTTTAGTTTTGTAAATCTTAGCATCTTTATTGGCTTTTTGAAGTTTAAAAACGAGTGTTATACATTGCTTCGGCACCAAAGGCCCCACCTTGTGGTGATCCGAATCCTCGCCTACCTTCTCTATAGTTTACATTTATATCAAGACTTGGAGTGCCATAACCAGCTTTTAATGTGTATCCTTGAGGAATTTGAACTCCTTGCTCTGTATATCCAGGGGTAAACATGCCTCCAAAATTAAGCTTTTGATTACGTCCAAGGTCAAGCTCGGCTCCTGCCCCCACAGATTCTAGTCCTGTAGGCACTGCATTAATATTTAAATACACTGGTTTAGAAGACATAGGTGGTTTCTCTAACATTTGATTTCTAGCTTGTATTCCTTGTTGAAGAATTGCTGCATTTTGAGCTTCTTTTTGTTGCTTAGCAGCCTCATATGTCTGCAAAGCTTTTAACTGTTCCGGTGAAGGCCCTGTTGGTTGAGGAGGTCCATATCCTTCAAAATTTGCCATAGGTATAAATTCTTGTGGGGGCTGCATCATCCCACCAACATTACCTATGTTTTGTCCCCCTGGAAAAGCTTGTGCAAGAAAAGTGTTTTCTTCTGGGACAAAAGATTGACCTTTACGAAGCTGATCAATTATTTGTTGTTGTTTGTTTCGAGTGTCACGAATACCAGGGGAACCATTAATTTGTGTAGGATCAGGAATCTTTTTTAAAGTTTTATCTACACCTGGAGCAACTATATCAGACAACGATTTTTTACCAAATAACCAATCAGTAAATGCATTAGCTATTTGGGTTTCAGCCCCACTACCACCAAAAGTCATAGGTGCCCTGGGTGGAATTTCTGTTGTATTAAAAGACTGTAAATTTCCAGGAGCACCTGGAATATTTTGAAACCCGCTTACTCTCATCTATCTATTTATTATTGTTTCTATTCTATCAACCTATTCTTCTATTACTTCGTATCCTGTTGGATCATTAAGTTTTGATAAAATAACACACTGACCTTTAAGTTTCCATTCTAAAACATCTCCTTCTTTCCAATCAAGGGCTTCTGCTATTTCAGTGGGAAATTCAATAAAATAATCTCCGTTGACGTCTTCTTGAACTTCAAGGGTGTAATTCATCTGGTTATAGCTTTTCAATTAGTTTATCAAGTTTAATATTAATCTGTTTAAAATTATCCTGCATTTGTTGCATCTCTCTTAAAAAATCAACCTTAAGAACATACTCAATAGGTAAACGATGATACATGGAATTCAGATCGGCATCGGTGTTGTCCATTCGTTTTTCCACACGAAGGATGCGTTCATGAAAGCGGCCTAACAATTTATTCGTCACCCACCCAACACCAGTAACAGCTGGTACCGAAAAGCCAATAATAACCAGCAAGAGTTCGGGTCCCAATGCGTCAGCCTGTTCTTTCTGCTACTATTCTAAGGTCTAGTAATCAAATTGGAGCTTTCCTTTTTTGGCCAATCCATTTACTAGCCATACCAACGCATCCACACAATCATCATGACTACTCACGCCGAAGTTTGTGAGTTCCTCGAAGAGATTAGTGAAGTTCCGAAAACGATTAAAGATTATTTTACGTTCTTCAAACATGCCTATAATCCCCCTAAACCGCGCCAGCTTGTCTGCACGGAATCCCTTGACAGGGTGCCAGATCAAGTTGTTCAGACCTTCGTCATTAAGGCAAATCCTCTTAAAGTCGGCTTCGAGAGAAGCTTGGTATTGGACGGCTTCTGACCAGATATCACAAGTAGAGAAGGTTGGGAAGTAGTTTCCATTGTCATCCTTTCCTATGATCGACCAATCATTAAGTAATTCTTTCATTTCATCTAGCTTTTCTAGGTTACCCATAGCTCGTATCCTACGGTAATCAATGATATGAATACGATCATCAATGCGTCCACCTAAGACCATTACGGTGTAGTCATTCTTTTCTTTAATACCGGCAGATAAATCTACCCCTATACCAAGTGTATCAAATTCAGTTGCTATCTCCGCCTTTACTATCAGCTCTGGCGCCAGGGATAATTCACCTTGTCTAACAATCTGATTCATGTATTGAAAAGAAAATGCAACAGGTGCTTGCCTTTTCTTTTCTTTTAAGTAGTCCAATGACCACATTTCAGGCCAATAAGAAATCTCATCCCCTGTTTTAGGATCTGTTTGGATAGCAGACAACACAATTTGTTGCCAGTTATTTTGTTCATTAAAAGTAGTAGCGTGTATATCATCATGTCTAAATCTGGTACCTAAGCATATTGCTCTTCCTCCTTCAAACATAGTTGGTGAGATAACTGCATTCCAGTTATCTTGCATTGCTTTACGTATATCAGGATTAGCTATATCTGTTGCTGATTTTATACAGTCATCAATTAAACATAAATGACTACGTTTAGATGTAACAGAGCCTTTTAATCCAGCTGCACAAAGAGTAAACATCTCGTCACCGATGTTATCAATGCCTGCAAATTTATGATCAATGGACCAATATTCATTACTTGTTACGTTCTTTAATAAACGGACCGCCGGAAATACTTCTTGATATTTACGACTTTCTATAATACGTTTAATTGCTGCTGATTTAGGACGTGCAATTTCAACTGTATAAGAAAGATAAAGAATTTGTAAAGGTAATTTAGCTGTGGTGTGTACACCAATAGCCCATGCAGTAAACAAACCTAAGGTCGTTGACTTTGCCGAATTGTGACTAACAATATAATCTTTAGTTAAAAAAGTATGACAAGTGTTGGCTACTTCAATACAACGTACTTTTTCTGTTGTTGATGGGCAAATATCTTTAATACTGCGGCAAGGAAGATACTTGGTACAAGGAGAATATCTCTGGGCTTTACGATGTAAGTGAAAAGGTTTAATGCTATCTGGTAATTTAATACCTAAAGTAACTGACGGTGTTGTCGTACGTACGCGCTCTTGATGTTTGTTTAAATATGTATTTAGTTGTGACGCACGTTGTGTTGCTATCCCTCCGAGAGATTGAACTAGTTCTGTTACATCTCTAACAAGAGCTGTAGATGTTGTACAAAACGACACCCCTCCTGTAGATGCAACAGTACCATCTGTATCTAGCAGCCCTTGTAGCAAGGCTTCTCGATCAGGTAGCGATGCTGTCAAATAAGATTTAGGAATAAACTTATCAATTGATGTTTTACCATAGACCCCGAGTGTTTTTAGGATCTCTCGCACAATACTTGGTTTTCCTCCAGCAAGAACCCCTTTAACATGTGAGATATTATATCCATATTTTGCTACTTTTTTAAAACGATAATCTTCTGGTAATCCTAAGGCACAACGTTCAACAATCTCTGGATCTGCACTACACAAGGAAAGATTATTGGAACTAAGAGAACCATCACCAAGCAATGCCCCTAATAAGTATGGATCAAGAGGAAGTTCTGTTGCTGGATATTCAACTGGTTGTGTGACAGGAATCTGATAACGAGGATAGCCTCTACTGTCTAACCAAGGTGTTTCTCCTGGTTCACAAGTTGCAGTAATTCTTTGAGTCAGCGCTCCAGGGCGACCATTCCCTTTAATCCCTATTGTTTTTTGTGTACGTATTTCATTAAGTGTCATGCTACGCCAATCTCCTTTTCCGTCTGTTCCCATTCGTCGCACCTTCCATAGGTGTTGGTCGTCACAACGAACAGAAGAGCCATCAGTAAAGACAACTTCCCATGTAAGTGATTCTTCGTAATCTGATATACCTACTACTTCAGTTAATTGACCATGTTCAGAAAAGACAATATCACCAACTTGTAGTTCACCTATAGGTACCCATCCATTAGGAGTAGCTACCGGTGTAGATACAGCTAATGGCCCACGGGGACCAAGTAGATCAATATTAGGACCGGCTATATTTTTTAAACAGACACTATCTTCACCTGTTACAAAGTGTCCATGCCAATCTTTATGATGAGAAGCTGGAGGTTTATTAGCAACATACTCACAAAAGAAACTAAAATCTTCTCTAGCTTTTTTTACTGCTTCTTGGTTATCAGATGGTTTAACTGTATAGTTTTTTGCAGCCGCCCTTGCGTTGCGTCGATACGCAAGATGTAAATATGAGGGCATGCCAAGAAACTAACTAGATCAAATATAGCCTAAGATTTAACTTTTTGTTCTTTGTATTTACGAGCTTTATCTAAAGCTGCTTTACGTTTTTCCTTGTCCGTCATATTAGAGCCGTCTTCTTTTTTTGCCTCTTTATTCTTGAATATCTCAAGAACTTCAGGCGGCATTGATTTTTTAGCCATTCTATTAACGCATCTGTCTTTGTAAACGAGCTGCCATTTGAGCACGTTGCATTATTTCCTGAGCATCTTCATCTGTATAACGAGTAGATCTACCTGGTCCCATGGAGATACCTCCTTTAGCAGGCATATTAAATCCAGCAGTAGGATTAGCTGCTTCTACATTAGATCTGTTTTCAAGACCGCTGTAACGATTGTTGGCTTCCATGTCACTATAATCTGGTTCTAAACCAGGGCGAAAATCAGCATTTACTGGGGATCTTTGAGCATTTGTTACTTGCTCTTCTCTTTGTTTACGCATCATAGCTTCCATCATGGCTTGCTTTCCTGCATCAACAGTTCTGCCTCCCATACCTGGTGATCCGCTATTGGCTCCCATGACTACTTTATTTACCCTTTAGGGCGCGTAAGCGATCCATCTTAGCCTTCATATCCTCTTTCTTGTCCACAGGCTTTGTAGCTTTTTTGGTACCGGGCTTACCGCCTTTAGGTGGATTAGGTGGGATAGCTTTCTTGCCACCCTTCATTTCTTCTTTCCCTTTAGGGGGTACTTTGCCAGCCATGTCATTCACTTAGGTGATAAATTTATTTTAGTACATTATTCTTCTAATTGCATTCTTGCCCATACACTCATTGCTGCTTCTTTTAAAGGACCTTCTATTGGATCATCTTTAAATATAAAAGCTAATTCACGTATGGCACGGTCTGCCCCTGCCATCAACAAGCCTTTCCTATCTTTATTAGCAGTAAACTGCTCTACTTGATTGATGGTACCACGGAGTTCTTTTTCCATTGCCGCAATACGTGCTACCCCTGCTTCTCTCTTTACACCCATATTTTCAATATCATCACGCAACAAACGAATGTCATCTTTCATGTAGCCAATTTCATCTAGTAGTATCTGTCTGTGATCAGGTTTCTGATACTTTTCTTTTATCCACTCTTCACATGCAGTGATACTACCTAGGTAACCAAGGAAACGAGCATACAGAAAACATTCTATTGTTGAATAGTTTTCAGCACAAAAAGAACAGAATGACTCATGGGTGCCAGGATCTAAACCTTCTGCCCACGCATCAAAGACTTCAGTATTTGTAAGCTCCACGGGCCTGGGCAGTATCCCTGGCTTCGTCGCTTTCACTGAACTCTTGTTTTTGCTTAGCTCCTGCACGTTCTTCTGTGGCTTGTTTTCCAATAGTTTCTCTTTGTTGTTCACCAGTATCTTTGTACTTTTGTTTAGCAAATTCATAAGCTACACCAGCGGCCTTGCGATATTGCTCAAGACCTTTGTCTGTGAACAACTCATCGTTGTCAAATGCTGTGCCTATATCGTCTGCCATGTTCTTATCAGAAGTTAGCCATCATGCTAGAAAGACCTTGGCTGTAGATATCCCGACGTCCTTCAACAGATTTTTGACGTTGTTGTTTCATCTTGGAGCCTTCTAACTTACCAAGAAGGGTCTCAAACTGAGTCAAATCTGCTTGAGGACCATACTCTCCTCCTACTAATTCTTTTGCTAGGTCGTTATATGTTTCCTCGTCAATTCTTCCTGCATCTTTTTCTGCTCTTAAGCCGGATAACCTTTCTGCATAAGTCTTTGGTGTAGTAGCCATTTTTATTATCGTTAACTGAATTAATTATAGCAACTTAATCTTAAAAAGACGTATTAGATTCTTGTTTAGTTTTTAAAAGTTTTAATAACTCTTTGAATTTATTGACATCAAACTCCGCCTGAGGTTGTTCTTCATTTATTTCTTTTGTTTTATTTACTTCTTGTGTAGGTTCTTTCATCATGAGAAGTTAAAAGCTCCTATAGTACTTGCAAGTAAACCATATTGTCCTTGCTGCTTACCTATTTTAAGCTCGCCTTCAGTACGCAATTTAGTTAATTCAGTTGATATGTTTCCTTCTAGTGATTTTAATCCAGAATTATATAAAAAACTTTCATAGTTATTTTTAGATTGTTTTGCTCCTTCAATCTCTTCTGCTGATCCCGTGAACACGGGAGCGCCAGGGGCAAGAAAACCTGGAGTAGTAACATTTGTTTTAGAAATTAAATCAGCTGTTAAACCAGGTAAAGCGCCTGTTCCAAAATTATATTTATATTTACCTGTCCTGGTACCTGTATCATCTAATACGGGGCCACCATAACGAGCCTCCATTTCAGCTTCAAAGGCACTACTAGGACGAGCCTTCTTGTATTCAGTTGTTCCTTGTATATCTTGTTCAATATCACCAGTGGTGCGTCCTAGGCCCATCTGTTGTTGGTTTCGTGCCAGTTCTTCTGTTGTTGGTGCTCGACCCAAAAGACGTTGATAGGCTGCTGAAATATCTGCTTCTCTACGTTTAGGTGCAAATTCTTGATATGTTTTAGTTATATCTTCAAGTTCGTTTGCCGCTGGAGCAAGTTCATATTTTGTGTAATAATCTTCTACTAATTTCTGAGCTGATTCTTCTCCAATTAGACCGCTTGATAAACGCCTTTTAACATTAGCAATATACCCAGGACGACCCGCTTCTCCTGCGGCTTTACGTTCTGCAGCTATGCGATCAATACGATCAAGTTCTTTTTGTTTTTCAGCTCGTGCTTCACCTAGTATTCTTTCTTGTGCATCTCTTGCATCTCTAGCTTCTCTTGCAGACGCTTCCGCCTGCTGATTCATCATCATCATCATTGCCATATCATTACCGCCGCCGCCGCCTTTAGATCCTCCGCCTCCCATGATTTAACTCCTATACGTTTGGTAGATTAAACTGACCATATTGAGTCATTGCAGGTAATGCTGCTGCATATCTACCTGCGAACCTATCCATTCTAGCGGCATCTTCCCTACCTTTTCTAAATAAAGGAGTCTGTTCTTGTTCTTCTCCCAGACGACTCTCTTCTCTTGCCATTGCAAATTGTCTTGGTATCAAGTCGTTGTATTTTTTTTCTTCAGCTAGGCGCTGCCATTTAAAATCAATAGGTGCGTTATATAACGATCCGCTAAGTTGTCCAAATACATTCATTGCACCTGCAGTAGCTCTAGCTGCACGTGCATCATTGGAGGCTTGCATAGTGCCAAGCATGCCGTATAATGCTTGTTCTTTTGCAGACTTACGTTGTTGATTTGCTGCTTCTCTATCAGCCTGGCCTTGTAAAATATTACCGCCAAGTCCAATGAGTCCTCCTAAAATAGGACCCCCCGCTCCTGCAAAAAAACTCATATCTTTTCCTCCTTGATTTGAACCTAGTTTACTCCAATCTCCAAAATTAGAGTTTAAATTTGCTTTACTCCAATCATAAGCCATATCTAACTAAAATATCTTCGATCAGGTGTTGGCCGTGCAGCAAATACTGGAACATCTTGACGAGGTATAGATGTTATACCCCGTTGATATGCTTCTGCTGCTCTTACTGGACCTTGTGCCATGTAAGCAAGCATCTCTGGACTACCTCCGGCAATGCTTGTTTGTATTCCTCTTCCTAAAGCACCTATTCCCGCACCTAACATTTCTTGTCCAAATTTACGCTGCGCATTTTTATTGGCTAAATCAGCTTGAAATGTGCTCATTTCTTTAAGAAATGGAACCATGGTTTTAAACTCTTCTGCTTGACTTGGTTTAAAGTAATTACTTAAAACAACAGCTTGTCCTAATTCACCGTATTTCGAAATATCTGGAAGACTTTGTCCAGGAGTTCTTGTACCAAACTGGGTTTCGGGTCCAAAAGCAGTAAGTAAATCCTTAGCTCCTAATCCCATAGAAGACCCAGCGAGCGGAAAATAATTACGAGTATTTGCCATAATTAACCAAATTGGATATTAGGTGATTGACGATTAGCAAATTGTGCATATGGATTAGTACCTGCAAAAGTACGGGCTAATGCTCCAGCTTCTGCTTGTGCTCCTTTAGCTAAGGCTCCTTGTGTAGCTAACATACCAAGACGTGCATCCATATTACCTTGTGTATTCATTAAAGCTTGTGTACGTACCATTTGTTTATCTAAATTTGAATTAACAAGTGGATCTATAGATTTACTATATTGTAATTGTTGATTAAAGCTATGTTGAATAAGATCTTTTTGAGCAGCTGTATCTGCTGAAAGTTCTTGTCTATAGTATCTTATGTCTTGATCTCTGACTGCTTGGCTAAGTGCTAAAACACGGGCTGTTTCATTTAAGGGAATTCCATTAGGAGTAAACAGAGGGGCTTCTGTTCCTTTTGTTTCTGGTTTATTTCCAGTTTGTTGGCCAGTCACTTTGTTTATAACTCCTTCTGCTGCTGGTCCTGCTTGTGTTCCAAGCACTGAACCTAGGATAGGCGCAGCAGCTCTGATTATCTTGCCTCCTATGCCTGGCATTCCTGCTGTAAGCGCTCTCGCACCCATTGAAGCAAGTTTACCTCCACCGAGGCCGCCTACTATACTTGTTATTGCACCAGTTGGTTCGTTAGCTGCAAATTGCTGATAAGCCGAAAGGCCTGTTACTCCTGCTGCCCCAAGTCTTCCTATATTACGCGTATTGACGCCAGTAGCAGAAAGACCTGGCAAAATATCAGCATACGCTTGTTTTGCTTGTCCGGGTATGTTTTTTGCTGTATCTTGTCCTAGAACGCTAGCAGCTGCAATTTCAGGTGGAAGAAAACCCCTGGCTTTATTAAGTTCTGCAGCTAAATAAAGCTGTGAAAATTGTTCTGGAGATATTTTATTGCCTATAAGACCTGAAGAACCTCCACCCAAGCTGTAAGGAAAAAAAGCCATTTATTGTTCAGTCCTTTATTTATATAGTTAAATTCTATCAGATATTATCTTATTGTTGATAATCTGAAAGTCTAGGTAATTGTGGCCTATTAGCAGAAGCTATTATTTCATTAGCTAATAAACCAATAGCTGATCCTGCTAGTGAGCCAATAGCTGATCCTGCAATACCTCTGCCCATTCGTGTTCCTTTTGGTGCATTTGCTTTTAGCGTATCAGGTGTTTTACTAAGTAAATTAAGTTGTTGTGGACCTTTCATTCTATCAACAGAAGTAACGCCCATTCTTGCTCCTGCTACTCCACCAGCAAAAGCTGTGACCCCAGGTATAGAAACAGGATTACCTAAGATACGCATCTCTGGCTTGCCTTCTAGATTCTCACCTGTTACTTTTACAATGCCCATTGTGCCAGGGATACCTGGATCATTATGTAAATAATTCATATAATTAGCGTACCTTGCATGCGTTAAATCAGGAATCTCTTCTTTTGCTGTGTCATATTTCAAAGGACGCCCACGTCTTCCTTGAAAAAATCGTTGAAATAATTCTGCTGCCGGATCGGTTGTTTCCCTAGGGTCTTCTTCACTAGGTAAGTTTTGTTTATATCCTGCTGGTCTACCCAACTGTGCAATGTTAAGTGGGTCATATGCACCAGAAAGAGCTGCCGCTGATTGGATAGCAGTAATTCCTACAGCAGCTCTCCCATAACCACCTAGACGATCTTGTGGGTCTACTAGCTTTTGTACTAACTCATCTGCTATTGCACCAGGGTGATTGTATTTCCAATAAAAGCGTCTAGTCTCGTCATTTAAAACGTCTCCTAGAATGTTGGCACTATATGCACCAAAAAAAGCAAGAGGAGTTTCAACAGGTGATACACCTTGTGCTTTTAAACGTTTATAAAATTGTGGATCACGTACACCTTTTCCGTAGCCTCGTTCCTCTGCAATCTGTTCTTTTATGTATGCGCCAACGGCAGCCCCTTGTTGCATACCTGCTGGTCTACCATACTTACCCATATGGCGCGAATAATCCCAAGGAGTTTTTGCCATCTTATCTCTCTAAAAGACGTGCTTGCTCTGCTAGATAAGCTTGATGCTCAGGTAATAATTCAATACCTTGCATGTTTAATAATGATCGATCAGGTAGACCTTGCATTTGAAATCTTGTACCTTGAGCAAGAGCTTGAGTGGCACCATTGTTTAAATTTTGAAATTGCATTCCTTGATGATATAACTGTTGTTCTTGTGAAACTACAGTAGGTGTTACTTGTGGATATAAACTCCCTCCTGTTACCATATCAACAGCTACAGGGGACAGGAAAGAAGCACCTAGATTAACACCTTGTTCTATAGCGGATGGTGCATGGTAAGGTTTACTTATAAGCTTACCTGTCGCATCTTTTACTTGTAAAGTCCCTTTTACACCGGGGGAAAAATGTCTTGCAAGTCCTACTAAAGGCAAGTTAGTAGCAAAGTCCCCTAAGCCATATGCAAGTCCAGCCACCGGTCCCCCTGTAGCCAGACCAAGTAAACCTGATATCCCAGATTGGATACCTACATCTTTTGCTACTTGCCTTCCTACTCCGTCTTTAGCAAAATATTTACCTGCTAATTTTGCTATTCCACCCAACATTTTATTTGTCCTATATTATCTTTATTTTATACGAACTATTTTTGATTGGGCTCCAGGGGGAGTTTATTTTCTTCTTGTATTGTTTTAGTTCCTTCTTGTTGTTCTTTCCGTATTTCACTACTGGTTTGTTTAGATGGCAACAATTCAGCAACACTCATCTTTCCTTTAGCCTCATCTTCTGCGCGTTGATCAGCTATTTCCATTAAGAATCCTCTTGGATCTGGATTAGACATTGTAGGCATTGGATTTTTAGCTCGTTTAGCAGGATTTAAAGTAGGACTAAGTTTATATGCATCTATCCAAAGAGGTTGATAGTCTGGTTGTTCTTGTGGACGTTGTTTAGTAAGAGCACGACCTTCCACAAAATCATAATCTTCTCTGCGTTTAAACCTACCTAATCCTTTAAATAATTCATAGTTACTATTGACTTCTTTATTTTCATCAAAGAAAGGTGAATTAGAAATAAAGTTAAGATCAGGGTTTAAATTAAGTTGTTTAGTTTTAACACGATTTAATAAATCCTCTTCTGTAAAACGTGATGGTGTCCATGGGGCTCTATTACTACTTGCTTTTGTACGAAATAAATCATCAAAAGAAAGTTTTTTATGGTCATAATTTCCCCTGTTGAAAGGGTTAGTAATATAACGACCTAGATCAAGGCGAGCATCTTTTGACATTAGCTAGCCTTTTCTTTTTTACGGTTATTTAACTTTACCAAGGTTTTACGTAGGTTGGCTTGCTTAACTGTTTTTTCATCATACTTATCAGGCTCAGAAAGAACGTTCTCCTGTAACTGAGAAGAAGTAATACCTTTCCGTTTAGCTTTTGCTGTAAAAGTTCCTTCTTTAATCTCAGCTTTTTGAATCCACTTTTTTTCTTTTTTCTTTTTTTCAGTCATGTTATTTATTTTTTATTATAGATCAAAAGACAGGTAATCTTAATTGTTTTTGTATGGCTCCTTTAAATAAGTTAGAAAAATCAGAAGCAAGACGTGCTTGCTTTGATTTAGCTACATTCTGTCTAATGTTTTGTTCTGTTTTTGATGGAGCTTCTCTTGCAGCTTGTCTTGCATAATATGCTGCAACTGTATCAGAATAACCAGGAGTGATTTTTGGACTCGTTTCTAGGATACCTGGAATAAATGGTTGTGCTACGCCTCCTGTCACTCTATTTACTCCTGGCGTTGGAACTGTTGTTCTTATACTAGCAGGCATTGATGGTAATCCCTGTTGTCTTGCAGATCGATACATTATTCGATTTGCTTCTTGTGCTAATTGATCTGAAGTGCGTCCGTATCGACTAATAACTTCAGATTCAGTTAATCCACCTAATCCTGTTTCTAAATACGTTCCAGGGGTAACTCTTAATGCTCCTCTTTCAACAGTACCACCAGGAGTAAGAGAAGCTGCTCTTGCCATCCGTCCACGTTCACGTGCTTGTTCAAGGGAACGTGTTTGTATTTGTTGATTCAGTTCACCCCCTGGACGTTGTATAGCTCTTACTTCTGCTCGTGTTAAAGAAAGGTCAGGACGCTGAACAGCTATGTCTTCAAAAGCAGGAGTATGTGTTTGTTGTCGTCTTTCAATAGGTTCTTCTGGACGTGCTGTTGCTTCAGGATAAATTTGTGATTCTTCATATCCTGAAAGGCCTTTTGAGCCTTCATATAAAGCTTGGGCTTCTGCTGCAGAAACATTACGTGTATCAGCCCACTCATTAACAAAAGCAACTTTTTGACCTTGTTGTTTTGCAAGTTGTTGTTTTGCCGCAAGGCTTGCTGCTTTTTCTGGATACAGCCGAGCCATCATTTCAGGGTTTTGTTCCAAGGAAGAAAGCGTTCTGAATTCTCTTGCTGCAATTGCTGCTCTTTCAGCTTCAGCGGGAGCGGCCATTGCTCTTGTACCGACGCCATAACGCTCTGCTGCAGACTCTCCCTGTCCTGGTTCACGCATCCGTAAACGAGTAGGTTCAGATATCTGGGTAAGAGTATTAGCAGTGGTAAGAGCTCGATTTAAAAATGGATTAGAAGATGGCCCACCAAGGTAGGGACCTGTGTTTGTTTTTGCTAGATCAAGAGCAACTTGAATATCTGCTAACTTATTACCTGTTTGTCTTTCGTATAAGTTTTGTACATTTTCTAGATATTCGTAATGATTTGCTATTCCTTTTCCTGTTGTTTGTTGATATTTTCCAGTATCACCAAAACCCAAGACAGGAATTCTTTCGCCTTCTGGAATTGGTACATCATATCTTGCTTGCCTTAGATAGGATGCACCTTCTTCCGTTTGTACTTCTTGAATAATTCCTTTCTGTAACAATTCATCTTGCATCTGAGACGCTAGTGTTCCTTGAGATCCTATTGGTTGAAAAGGATCTAACACGGTCTGACGTGTTCTTCCTTTTTCATCCGTACCTTCTAAAGTAACCAAGAAGGGTTCGTGAAAAAGATCTTTACCGTATTGACGTTCAGAAGCAGCAGCTATTTTAGTATTAAAATTAGAATGCATATTATGCACAAATTGAGCAACATCTTGTTCACTAGACCAAGGTTGTCCACTTATTGGATTCTGATGAAAAATATTTCCATAATCTTTATTCATTCTGTTGCTATATGCGCTGGTGCTTAAAGAAATAGGTTTAACCTTTGCGTATAATTTACCGTATTTATTTCGACCTATGTGTTCTGTATCAAAATATTCTTGTGCTGTTGCAAAAGTTGGTAGTGGGTTGGCCTCTGAAAAATCTGCTGCCCCAGGTGTAGAGCCATATTCTTTAATGCCTCCAATCGCATAACCTATACCAGCATCTTTATATTTTTCAGTGCCACTAGCGGAGACTCCAGGTAAAGCCCCAAAAGGAGCAATTGGTTCTCTTGGTACAAAACCAATAGCTTGTCCTATTTCAGCACCATAGCCTGTACCTGCTTCTGCCAATTTAGGATTACGTTTTGCTATGTTTGCAGCAAGCTCTTGAGCTGTAACTATTTCACCTGTATCCTTATCTTGAAATAAAGGTTCTAGATCGCTTCTTGAATAACGAGCAGGAGCTGCTGCTTTTGCTTGGAATTTAGGTTCTCCTTTTTCTCCCTTGGAAACAATTAATAATTGAGTTGCTTCAGGACTCTTGGTGCTATAACCAAAACCCCTACTTTGTAATGGTTGAATATCACCCGTAAGTAAATAATTTTTAATTGTGTCTTGATAATCTTCTGCGAGTAAATTTTCACGAATATGTTTTGTCGCAGCAAAAACTGCATTGGGATTATAAATTCCTTGAGGATTAACAGAACTGCTTTCTAATAATGCTTTTGAGATATTAAGAGGAAGTACATTAGCATCACCAAGAATATTTGATAAGATTTCTTCACGAAGCATTCCATCTTGGTTAAATAATTTATTACTCCAATCTTTTGAAATTCCTGCTGGTTTAGGAGCAGGCATTCCTTGTTTTGCTATATCTAAAGCTTCTTGTGAACGGGTAGCAAGAACATCTTCTTGCTGTGTATTTAAAGCATAGTGTTCTTGTTCTGCCCCAGCTTGAAGAGCCTTTAATGTCTTGTTTGCTAAATTCTGTGCTTGTTCTGCTTTATTTTCTTTTATTGATCTTAGTCTTGAAATATAAGACTCTGACTCTGGATTAGTTCTATTTAACTGATCTTCTGCTTTTGCTATTTGCTCTCTGGCTGATTGTGTTGCCATAGCTGCAACAGATCCCGCAGGTTTATTTATAAAGTACCGATTATATTTAGCTCCTTCTAAAGATTCTTCTAATTCTTCTAAGTCAGTCATCCCAGGAAGAAGAAACTGAGCTGGCGGTTGTTCTACTTGGGTTCTAGGAGAACGCACTCTCTTTGTTTCTGTGTACCAGGGATCAGATTCAATAGATCCTTGTTTTTCAATATATTCTCTAGGTGTAAAATTTTGAGTAGTCTCAACTGTTCTAGAAGGTTTAACAACTTCTGTTTCTATTGGATTAGGAATAAATTCATTACGAACTCTATCTAGATCAGTACGAACAAGTCCTTCGTTAGCTGCGCGAGGTGTTGATGTTGCATTAGTTGGTATTTTACGTCCTAAGGTACGAGATAAAGCATATCCACCAGCGCCTACACCAGCTAAAGCTGCACCTACACCTAAAGCATTTGTTACGTTAAAGTCTTCATCTTTACTTTTGAGTTGATTACGCCTAAACTCAAGCACCTCAGGTGCCCTTTGTGCCCTTTCTTCTGCATCTTCTGGGAATGGTGTTCCAGTAGCACGACTATATGCATAAAAATCAGTTGGAGAAAGAGCCATGTAGGTTTATTAGCTTTATTTTTGTTCTGTAAATATTCTAATGTTGATAATCTAGGTTATAGTAAAATAATAAAACAAGTTTAAACATACATGGATCCTCAAGCAAGGCAAGCAAGAATTAAAGGGTTGCAAACCATTCAAAAAAAAGCGTTAAACCTTGCTAGTGCTGGTGCGGATGCCTTTGAAGTACGTGATTTTGTAACAGAAGCTAAAAAAGGACTTGCTTATACAATACCAGAAGAAGATCAGTTTAGAAAATCTAAGTCTCTTGCACTAGAATACAAGAGGCGACAGGCAACAGATCCTATTGTTGACTAAATTTAAATAAAAGTTAAGTTACCGGGCTTAAAACCCGGTTTTTTTGTGTGTATTTTTGGGCTAAGTAGGGATTTTACATACTAAAAGCACTATAAAGAGGTCTAATTAGGGTAAAAATTTTGTTACTGTTCTCCACATACCCACAGCAAACATAATGTGGGGAGAAAAAAAAAGAACTACGGGGTAGTTCGTAAAGATAGGGGGCTGCGCATCCTTACAACGCAGGTATTCCATCGCAATAGTACCATGCAACTGAGCAAGCTAGAGGAGAAGGTTGTCGATTTCGACAGCCGTTGTCAACAGGTAGCAATGTATCTGTGGCAAGGCAAGAGTGTAAGTATCACGGAGCATCAGCTCCAGTGGTATGACGTGAGCCCGCATCAGATGATCAGTGAGTTACTTGGCTGGGTGCAAGGAGAAGAGGCTGAAGCAGTATGGGAAGCAGATCGCGACGGAGCTTACTGCGGTGACGGAGCGCTTAAGGGACGCCAGTTTACAGTTTGGTGTACCAAGCGTGGCGGAGTATATGTGTTCAAGGCGAAAGTAATTGGCTAAGCGCCGGATATCTAGTATAACCTAATCTTCTTAATGTTTTCTTCACGTTTGTAGATTAGGTCGTGCTAGAATCGCCTGCTTTTGTTCTTGAACGAATGTTGGGCCGTCAAGCTGGACGTTAACCGTAGCAAATATACTGATCCGTACAAGCGGGTTCCAGGGTGCAAACCCCTGGACAGTTATTGCCTAGTCCGCAGGAGATGGGCACCTGCACCGCATCAACATCATGGGCATTCGCTCAGGTTTAGTAGCAGCTATCCGCAATGGTGTAGCCGTTGCACGAATGGAGTTTGATGCTGGGTTAGCTCAGCACAATGCGGAGTATGAACTCCGTCAGCTTAAGGTTAGACAACAACAGCTTGATGCACGTATCACAGGAGATTACATTCCTGTTTCAAGGTCACGTGTGACTAACAGCTGATCCGTAC